GATTACATGAACCCTCCACTTGGTGCGCAGGAAGTGGTCATAGTTCAAAAACAACTGGAGAAAAAGTCTTATAATTACAGATGCAAGGAGCCACCCATAAATGCCTACTGCAACGCCAAGCTGTGCCGAACCAGAAAGCACGGAATAGGTGGGGGAAATGGTCCTCTTGAAATCACAGGTCTGTCAAAATTAAAAACTGAACCTCCTGTGTGGTTTTTGCAGGTGGGGGACACCAGATTGGAATTACAAACAGAAGAGCTACAGAACCAACAAAAGTTTCAAAGGATATGCATGAATGTTTTAAACACCATGCCTCCTTTTGAAAAGCAATCATCGTGGACCGATAAGATTGATGCCTTAATGCAAAGCAAGGACATGGTCGAAATCGACGCCTCTGATGATGGCTCTGTCTCCGGTCAGTTCGAGACTTTCCTCCAGGAGTTTTGCACTGGCCGTGCGCAGGCCCTTACACGTGATGACCTTAAGTTTCATAAGCCGTGGACGGAGAAGGGAAAAACCTATTTCCGTCTGAATGATCTAATGGATTTTCTGGCTAGGCATAAATTTACTGACTATAACATAGGGCAGGTTATTACCAGACTGAGAGACGTTCAAACAAAAAGTTTGAAAGAGGGTGAGAAGTTGGAGGATTCAGAGAGGTCCCATAGATGGAATATTAAAAAGAATTTTATTCGTGTATGGTGGGTTCCTGCATACCAGCAACCGGATTCAAAACATGAGGTGAAAGGAGAAAAAGACGATGACATTCCATTCTAAATCAAAGAGAAATATAACTGATTTAAAATATGTAGAGTCAGAAAAAGGATACTTTAATAATATATGGCAGTCAATTAGATTTAGAGGCATTTCATATAATCTTAAAAACAGGGATCATCTTTTAGAATTATATTATAAGCATAAAAAAGAATATGGTTCTTATTGTAGATATACTGGAGTTGAGCTAACCACTAAACGCTCAACTGGAGAAGGCTGGAAGAGAAGCAGACCTACTAATATATCTGTTGATCGTATAGACCCTAGACTTCCTTATGAAGAAGGTAACATTGTCTTTTGCACCTGGGAATTTAATAACAGGAAAAGTGGTGTTACACCTGATGATTGTAAATTAATACTGAAAGTATATGAGGAAGAAAATGCCAGCAGATAATATTATATACGGACCACCTGGTACAGGAAAAACACACACGCTTCTTACCCTAGCGGAAGAGGAGATGGCAAGAGGGGTTCATCCGGACCGCATCGCGTTTGTCACTTTCACGAAGAAAGCGGCTAACGAGGCGAGGGAGAGGGCAATGGAAAACTTTAATCTGGAAGAACAGCATCTTCCTTATTTCAGAACGCTGCATTCCTTGGCGTTTCATGAACTAGGCCTATCTAAATCACAGGTCATGTCCAAGAAACATTATAAGGAATTTGCCAGTAAATTTGGGATGAATCTAGGATTCATAGGTGAGGGACCTGATGGCTCAGGAATCATAACAGTTGACAATGAACTTTTAACTGCTGTTAACCAAGCTAGGATGCGCTGCCTAAGTCTTCAGGAATATTACAATGAAAAAAATATGGCACATCACTGGCCACAACTTAAGTGGACCCACGAGGCGTTTGAGAAATATAAAAAAGAAAGGCATTTGATTGACTTTACTGACATGATTGAAAATTATAATGAAGGAGGAATGGTTCCTCCTCTCGACGTTATTTTTGTGGACGAGGCGCAAGACCTGTGCCGATTGCAATTAAACATGATTGATAAGCTAAAGGAAAACGTTCAAAAAATATATTACGGAGGGGATGATGATCAGGCCATCTATGGATTTGCGGGAGCCGATCCAAATCATTTCATTAACCTTAAAGGAAACAAGAAAGTCCTTAAACAATCGTATCGGTGTCCAATTTCTGTTCAAAATTTATCGCAGGAAATTATAAACCGCGTGGAATACCGGCACCCGAAGGAATGGAAAGGAACAAATAAAAAAGGTTTGGTACAATACCACAGTGTTCCTGGAAGCGTGGACTTATCCGCAGAAGGAACGTGGCTTATACAAGGTCGAACACAGTATCTTCTTACGAGAATGGAAGACGATTTACGTTCCGAAGGAATAGTATACACGAGAAATGGAAGACTGCCTGTCTCTAAAAAATTATTAAACGCCGTTGACTGCTGGGGAAAATTAACTGAAGGGGATGAAATAGAACTGGAGGATGTCAAGAGTATTTATTCCTACATGTCCACGCAGATTGGAATAGAGCATGGCTACAAGCAATTAAAAACAGCCACCCAGGAGAGATACGGCATTGAGGAATTGGTAATGAAACAAGGATTAATAGGAGAGGTGGCGGGACAGCCTTGGGACATAGCTTTTGATAAAGTGGGCAATGATGACAAGGATTTTATCCGTGCCATGCAAGCAAGAAACTACTCGCTTACGGCTGAACCAAGAATACAGCTTAGTACTATCCATGCATCCAAGGGGGGAGAAGCCGATAATGTCATGCTCCTTACTGATATGTCGAGGAAAGCCCGATTGGCAATGCACAGAGATCCCGATAATGAATGCAGGGTGTTCTATGTAGGGGTCACCAGAGCCAAGGAGACACTACATGTAGTGCAGCCACAGGATTATGGAGGATTTCATATATGAGTGCCCATAAAAAACAGATAGGGGGAGATCATTACAAGAGAATGGCAATCCAGCCAAGCCATTACATCGTCAAGAATAAACTGGGTTGGTATGAGGGAAACATTGTGAAATACATTACGAGGCATAGCATCAAGGGAGGAAGACAGGACATCGAGAAAGTTATCCATTATGCCGAGCTTCTCTTGGAGGATAAATATCCTAAGTCGAGGGGAGAAATCAAAGGAGAAATAACCCGGAAATACATTAAAAAATTAAACAAGGAGAATAAATGAGAAGCCTATTTCCACCATCAGTAGATTCAGAGTGGGTTGCTCCCACTACATTTCCGGACCTATCCATGCATGATTGCGTGGCAATTGATCTGGAGACATGTGATACGGAATTAATAAAGGAAGGCCCAGGATGGCCTACCAAGAGGGGATATGTGATTGGCATAGCCGTTTCAGCGAATGGGTTTGCGGGATATTATCCCATCCGGCATGAGAGTGGTAACATGGATGAAAAGAAAGTTATCAGATACATTAAGTCCATATGTGAAGACGGTTCAATTGAGAAAGTGTTTCACAATGCACAATATGACATTGGGTGGCTTACTACCTTGGGGATAGAAGTCAAGGGTCGACTCCATGATACCATGGTGGCTATGGCGCTTATTGATGAAAACAGATTCTCCTACACCTTAAATAGCATTGCAGGTGATTACCTAGGACAGTATAAAAATGAAATTAAGTTGAAAGAGGCCGCGGCAGCTTTTGGCGTGGACCCTAAGAGCGAAATGTACAAGATGCCGGCGCAGTTTGCTGGTGAGTACGCAGAGGCGGACGCAAGGCTGACTTTAAAACTTCACGAAAAATTGTCATGGGAAATTGCCAAGGATGAGTTGGAAACCGTTTATGACATGGAGTGCAAGCTGATCAACGTCATTCTCAGCATGACGAAGAGGGGAGTTAGGGTGGATATCCCAAAATCCATGCGCCTTATAGAACGATTTAAGAACAAAGAAAAGAAATTACTGAAGAGAGTGAGGGATCTTACTAATCTTAATGTGGAGATATGGTCGGCGGCTTCAATCGCAAAAGCCTTTGACGCCTTGAACCTGCCGTATGACAGGACAGAAAAGACAAATGCACCTTCTTTCACTAAATTATTCCTTACAGATCATCCCCATGAGTTGCCTCGTTTGATTACCCAGGCAAGAGAACTTAATAAATTACAGGGAACATTTCTCCACGGTATGTTAAAGTACCAGAAAGATGGAAGAATACACTCACACATTAACCAAATACGCTCTGATAGTGGTGGGGCTGTTAGTGGTCGTTTCAGTTACAATCACCCCAATTTACAGCAGGTCCCAAGCAGAGGACAATTTGCTTCCGACATTAGGAAACTTTTCATCCCGGAGAGTGGGGAGTACTGGCTCAAGGCGGACTACTCGCAGCAAGAGCCCAGGCTTTTAACTCACTTCGCAAGGGTGGCAAAACAAGACGGAGCAGTGGAGGTGCAGGAAGCATACCAAAAAGAGGACTTGGATTTTCACCAGCAAACCGCTGACATGGCAGGAATAAACAGGAAACTGGCCAAAACCATAGGGCTTGGTGTCATTTATGGTATGGGATATAACAAACTGGCTCGAGAGCTGGACATGGACCCACAGGAGGCAAAGAAAATGATGAATTCCTTTCATGACAGGGTCCCTTTCATGAAGGGAATGCTGGAATTTGTCATGAATAGGGCAAATGAAAGAGGAATCATCAGGACCTTAATGGGAAGAAAATGCCGCTTTGACTTGTGGGAACCGGTTACGTGGGGAGTTCACAAGGCGCTTCCTTTCAATCAGGCAAAGACAGAGCACGGAATGGCAATCAAGAGGGCTTACACATACAAGGCACTGAACCGATTGATTCAGGGTTCAGCTGCGGATCAAACCAAAAAGGCCATGGTCGATATTTATGAGCAGCTAGGAATCGTTCCCCTTATTCAGGTGCATGACGAATTGGACTGTTCAGTCAAGAACGAGAAAGAAGTAAAAGACATCAAGGAGATCATGGAAAATTGTGTTGACCTTCACGTTCCATCCAAGGTTGATACTGATATGGGTGAAAGTTGGGGCGGATGAACTGTTGGCATTGTAAAACCGAATTAATATGGGGTGGAGATCACGATATAGAAGATGATGATAATTATGAGATGGTTACTAATTTATCCTGCCCTAATTGTAAGTGCGATGTATATGTATATAAACCAAAGGAGGAAGAATGAACTGGCTGTGTAGTACGATGCTTATATGCTTTTGCTTTAATCCAAGCATGACCTACATGAACAATGAGGAATTCATAACCAACGTAGAGGAATGCACATTGCACTTGAATTCCATGGAGGATGAGAAAAACAGGATTCCAGTGGATTTAGTTGTGGCGCAGGCAATTCATGAGTCCGAGTGGGGACGTTCACGGTTTGCAACAATTGGTAACAATTTGTTAGGGATTCGCACCTTTGACCCATCAGATGACCAAATGAAGCCGCTTAATGTACCTAATGCTAGCTGGGGGCTTAGGATCTTTGAGACCAAGTGTGAATCCATATCCTACTATATCGAATTACTGAATAATAACCATCATTATAAAGACTTCAGGGAAGAGAGAATGAAGCAGCATATCAGTGACTTAGTTGACCTTGAAAAGTTGGCCATGACACTTGCAATTTACGCGGAAGACGTATATTATACGCAAAAAATAATCCAGACATTGAGAGAACTAAATGACAGCTAAAAGTGACCAAAAACCCGGGTACCGAGCCCAAGGAAAGAAACGAACCGATGGAGTTAAACATGGATTTGCGATCAACCCAGAACAAATGGAATTTGAAAGGCGAAAGCTTTTGGAGGAAATGTCTACGAAACTTAAGCCTAATAAAAAAACCCTTAATACAATGGCCGCTGTGGCTGCTACGAAAGAGCCGGAATACTTTGACGAGGAAGGAAAAAGAAGAGAACCAACCCTCCGCATATTATCGCTCGGGGCGGGGG